AGCGCACAAACTCCAAGGTAAACGCCTGTTTGCGGGGGATACCGCCCTGCATCAGCGCGCTTTGGTCTTCGTCAATCGTCTTGAGGCACCAGGTGCCCAGCACAACGCCATAGCCCGTGGTCAGGGTTATCGGCTTGAGCTGGGAGCCCATCGAGCGCAGCGTATTGAGCTGTTCCAGCCCGCCCCGGTAGCCCGGGAAAATATCGCCCTTAAGCGTGATTTTCTCGTCTCCCATCCCCACGGCCTGCTGGGCAGACCGGCGCGTCAGGCGCTCCTGGGAGGCCCAGCGGTACTCGGTCGAGCGGCGCAGCGAATCAAAGGCCGCCGTATCGAGGTTGAAGTAATACGGCTGCGCTTTCGGGTCCAGCGGCTGAATGATCAGCAGATGGGGAAAAGGCTTCACCGCCTCTTTCGCCGGCGTGCCGTCCGTAGCAAACGCACCGGTTGGCAGGATGTTGGCCAACGACGGGTCAATCTTGCCGGCGATCTTGTTGATCGCCGTAGCCGCCCGGCCGGCCTGCTCTTTCAAAGTACCCAGGCGCTCGTCAATCTGCGACAGGGCGCGCGTGGCCCGGTTATAAGTCGCCACCACCTGGCCAACCTTGGCCTGGGCAGTGGCAATCCCACGCATGACTCGCTGAAGCTTTGCCCCCACGGCCGGGCCAATAAACGGCAGATCCTCCAGCTCGTTGGCCGCTCCGGTGATTTCGCTGATCGCACCGTTTACCGGCCCCATCATCCCATCAATACTGCGCCGGCCCGCTTCACCGGCCGAGGCCAGGTACTTCAGGCCAGACTGTAGCTGTGCCAGTGATTCCATATTCCCCCCTTAGGTATGCGGCGCGTCGTAGAGTTTGCGGTTTTCGAGCTGCTGGGCGATTTCCCGTTGCTGCTGCTCCATCAGTGGCCGCAGCTGGGCCATAAGCTCGGCCGGATCCTTCACATCCCCTTGCACCGTCAGCGTGATAGGCGCGTGAATGTCCACCTTGGGCTCGATCTTCGCCGGCTGCACCTTGGCGACCACGGCCGCCGCAAGCGGTCCAGCCGTCGCATCTGCGGCGGCCTGGGGCATCATCATGGCGCGCGAAACATCGCCCGGATTAAGGGCGCTTGGCGTTGCCGGCAACGCGCCCTGACCTGGATTGGCCAACATCAGCGGGCCCGTACGAGACGGGGCAAAAGACTTGGCAATATCCCCCAGCACTGGCGGGATGTCCTTGCCGGCATCCTTCATCATCAGCGGCCCGGCCACGGGCATGACCTTCTTGCTTTCGTCAGAGCCAAACATTGACTTGCCGATGGCACCGCCCAGGGCGTCACCGCCCAAGCTTCCCAGATAGCCCCCAATCAGGCCGCCCACGATGGTGCCGATTACCGGCACTGCCGAACCAATGGCCGCACCGGCCGCCGCACCGGCGAGCGTGCCAGCAAGTCCGCCAGCCGCAGCGCCATAGCCTTCGGCTTTTTCGTCCTGGGTTTCAGCGTTGTCGTAAGTGTCTTTGACCTTAAAACCGGCCTCTATCACGGCCAATACTGCCGGCCCCTTCATGCCCGCCCCAATGCCACGCCCGGGGCTTCGGCCGCCACGGCCGCCGCCCTTGCCCTTGCCTTTCCCGTCCTTTACGCCGGTGTCATCGAGGTCGCCCATTCCCATGCCACCAGATCCGCCCACGGGCATGTTGGTGACAATGACTTTTTGCGGGATGTTGGGGTTACCCATCAGCGAGCCGCGCCCAAGGTTGAGCAACCCCTTGGCAATCTTGAATCCGCTCATAGCGGTCTGAAACGCGATCACAGCGGCCACGGCGGCGCCGATCCCCGTCACAACCCGGGGCGACTCGTCCGAGAGCTTGGCTAGCCCCTGGGTGACGTAGGCCAACCCGTCCGCCACTTTGTCAGTGACCGGCCGGAATGCGTCACCAATGGCGCGCATGGCCTCGTCCATACCCTGGGCCATTTCCGCCCATTTTTGCGCTGACGCCTGCCGGCGTTCCTCAAGGTTCTTATCAAGGATCCCGGTGGCACTGGCCGAGTCTTTCTTGAGCTGCGCGTACAGCTCTTTGTTCTGCATGAAGGCCGTCAAAGCGCCCTTAACCTGCATGTCCGCGAACAGATCACCCGTGCGCAAAGCCTGTTCCAGGGAGGCAATCATGGCCTTGGCTTTCTCGGGGTCAGCCTCCTTACTGATCTTCGCCGTAGCGGCCGCCATCGCGGCGGCCTTCTTCGGATCCGTTGCCGCAATGTACTTCTGTGCCAGCTCAAAGCTGGATTCCAGGGTTGATTTACCGTTCTGCAGGCCGGTATTCATCGACGCTTGATAGTCAATCCCTGCATCCTTGTAGGCCTTGACCGTATCGCCAGAACCGATTTTCTCCATCCAGTTCTTGAGGTTGTTGGCCGCCTCGTCGGCACCGCCGGCGGTCTTCATTTGCACCTGAAGCATTGAGCCCAGTTGCGTCACCGCATCCATGCCGGTGATACCGATCTTGCCCATGCCCGCCAACAGCTCAGGGAACCAACGCGCCATGTCGGCCGCTTCAAAGCTGCCCGCCTGGCCCTGATAGGCGATGGCCTCCAGCGCCTTTTGCATCACGGCCGGGTCGGAGATTTTGGCGTTCTGCCCCAGGGCGTTGATCATGCGGGCCGTTTCGCCGCCGTCCGAACCCTGGCCCACGGCAAACTTGGCCGCGACAGGTGCGTACGACAGGGCCTTATCCAGCTCCATGCCGGCACCCACCAAAGCGTTGACCACCTCGGCCACCTGATTGCGGGCCATGCCGGTATCGCGCGACGTGCCAATAATCGTCTTGGCCATCTGCGCTTCTTCGGGCTTGTTGGCAATGTTCGCCTTGATCGCAATGTCACGGACAATCGCGCCAAAGTCCGCGCTAACCTTCGTCGGAATGGCCATTGCTGCCGTGGCGGCCGCCGCCTGGCCGATGCTGCTTTTCATCTGCTGTTTACCAGCATCGAGCTGCATATGGCCCTTGGCTTTAAACTCGGCCTTTGTCGCCGCCTGCCCCATGACCGCATAAGCCTTGGTCAGGTTGCGCACTTCAACGCCCTGCTTACGCAGCCCGTCCAGATTGTTGTCCAGCTTTCGCCGTAGCGCATCCGCGCCTTTGTCGCCGGCCATGTGCGCTTTGCGCCATTCATCGCGCAGGCGCATGGTTTCGCCAATGGTCTTTTCCAGCACCCGCGCCCGGGAGCCTTGTTCCTCCAGCTTCTTGATTTTGTTGCTGACGTCCTTGAACGCCGCCCCCACCGTCGAGCTGACAGCGCCGCCAATGACCAGGCCGAGAGCAAGTTTGTTTGCCATGTGCGCGCCCTATACGTCGGGAAGATCAACAGCGGCTCAGTCCGTGAGCCACCACACCATCACGTTAAAGGGCATGGCCAGTATCTCGGCAGACGAGAAACCCGTCTCTTTTGCCAAGCGTTTGGCCAGCGCCTTAAGCGTGCCCTCGTTACACGTCGTCTTCTTCAACCAGGCGAAAATAGCCCGCCTGAAGGCGCATGTAGTCCTTGAATTTGAGCGCCGTGAGTTCGGCCTCGGTGGCCGTGAGCAGACTGCAAAACAAGCTCAACTCTTGCTTTTCATTGTCGCCATTGCCGGCGATTTTGGCGGCCATAACATCCTTTACGCTTGGCGCGCGCATCATCAATTTGTCGGTGATAACGCCATTGAGATTTGCCTTGTGTTTGAGCGTTACGGTAACGCCTTCGTCACTCAGTACCAGCCAGGACGGGAGTGGAGCGGTAGATACGTTGGTCATGTCATCAATCCTTAAAGGCCCAGGGCCGTACGCTCAGCGGCCAACTGATCAACACCGTTGATCACCTGCACCATGTTGGCAAAGTCGATTTCGTACATCACACGACCGTCGATTTCGAGCTTGTAGTACGTGACGGCCACGGCGTGCTTAATTTCGGCCTTGTCGCCTGGCTTCCAATCGCCCATATCGACTTCTTTGAGCGAGCCGCGCAGGGTTACGTTTACCGACTTGACGGTGCCTCTCTGCCCCTTGAACGATCCACGAAAAACGAGATTGCACGCGGTCTGATCCGCCAGGCCGAAGAACTTCAGTGCCTCTTTACGCACGCCGTTGGTGGTGAATGCCGCTTCCAGCTTTTCCAAGCCGGTCGGCAGGTCGACGGGGCCGCTCATACCGCCGCCACGGTATTCCTCGGTTTTGATCGACAGCTTGGGCAGCGTCATAGACGGCACGTCACCGGAAAAGCTCACGCCATCAACAAACATGACGCAGTTGGTCAACATTTCAGGAATCATTGCTCGGCCCCCTTAGGCTGCTTCAAGTACTTCGGTCAGCCACTCGTTGGTGACCTCGATCAGAAAATTCGGGTTCTCGGCCGGCGGCACGTCGGTAAAGCGAATGCGCCAGAAGATTTTGCCCTGCTCGATTTGGCTGGCCGTATTCAGTTCGGTGTCCGCGTAAACCTCGAAATTGATCACGGCGCCGGCGTTCTTCTGATCGCGCATAAAGGCTTGCAGGCCCTGGGTCACGTCAGACACATAGGTTTTCGTGATCGAGCGGTCTACAGCCCACTTGTGGCCCGCCTGGATCGCATCCATAAGGATGTCGCAGGTACGCACACGGGTAACAAACGACCACTTGGCATCCGCCGAGCAAGTGCGGTTGCCCCACAGGCGGTAACCGCCATCGCGAATGATCGTGGTGATGTTCGCGTTATTGAGCAGGTTGGCCCGGCACGTCTCGTCGCCGTCCAAGTACTCCACCGGCCGGGTGGTACCGGTGATGCCGACAAACTCTTTGTTCGATGGCGACGCCCAATAGCCGTACTCGGCATCAGTCCAGGCGAACAGGCCAGCCACCCAGGCAGAGGCAGGGGCGTTCACGGTCGCACTGTCGACAGTGCTCCAGAACTGCACACCCGGGTCCACCAGATAGATCCGCTTGCTGCCGAAGTTCAACGCGTAGGCCATGGCGGCCTCATCGGTGGTGTTCGGACCATCAACAATGGCAATCGCGCGCAGCTTGCCGGCCAGGGCGTCCATGGCGGTAGCCACCGCCTGGGTGGCCGAATGCCCCGGGGCAATCAGCAATTTGGGCTGGGCGTTGTGTCGGCTCTTGCCGTCCAGCAACACCTGAAGGCC